GTTGCTCCTAGTCCTAGAGCCATTACAGAAGCCAGACAGTAACTGGAAACGGGTTACCGGATGCGTTGCCCAGATCGGCAAGGGCCCCCATCGCGTAAACCCCTATGGTAACCACGTTGGCAGCTACAGTGAGGAGTCTGGCGGTTAGGATGTCCCCATCGTCGGGGCTCATGCAGCTGACCTGACCGGCGAAGAAGGTGACGCTTTCGATGACACCAAGTGGGTCTGTAAATATAGGGCTGTATGTGACTGTATACAGACCGGTTGCCGTTTTCTCGACAGCTGGCTTCTCCGCAGAACCGCTGCCCCAAACGCTCCTATGACTCACCAGTGCCGGCGCTATGGGTCCGGCAGCTGCGTTGGTGGTTGGAAGCGACACGGCGGCCCTGAGTACCGTCCTGGTTGCCTGAGCCATGTCTTCCAGGTATCGGTTCATCTCCGCCGAGGCGACCTGAGACTCTGGGTTCGACACAGGAAGGGCATCTACCTTGGGGCCACCGTAGCTGCCGATTGTTCTTGGTTCCATTATACAAGTCTCCGAAATGCCAGGTTGTTAAGCACCAGGATGCGGGGAGCATCAACTGTTGTTGGGGGCAGCGTTGGGGAGAAAAGTGGAACAAACGTACCCGTTGTGAATCTTCCGGCAAAAACCATGTTGAGAACCTCGCTGTACTCATTTGTAACAGAACACAGCGTCAGCGTCGTAATCGAAGTTGGGTACTGAATGTCTGACCCAGGGTTCCTGAGCGCACGGGGGATGATGTCAGGATCGTTGCTCTTTTCTCCTGGCCCAAGGCCCTGAATCGCCTTCAATAGTCCGCTGCTGTATCCCTTGAGGTTTACTGCGCCTGCAGAGCAATACATCCCCGTCTGAATAAAGCTGATCGCATCTGACTGGTTTGTGTCGATTGTGATTGTGTAGGGGAACGGCGTTACAAACTGGATGGCAAATTCCGCCATCGACCCGGCTCCGTCTGAACCACCGGTAGGGTTCCAGATCCCAAACCTGTCGCCCGCTTTTGGCGGATCTGCCGCAGTGGAGTCTACATCGATTTGACTGAGCGCTAGATTGACGGCTGTAATCCTAGCAATTCCCACAGGAGCCAAGGTTTCTGCAGAGCTGGGCCACGGAATAGGGTCGCGCCAGCCCCCTCCAGCCCCACCAGCGTTAACCGGGAGCGGTAGAACGGAGTCGACGATCACATCAACGTACTCTGGCTCCACTGACGTGCAATTCAGATCCGCGCTTCCGGGCATCTCAGCCAAAATGGCCGTTGCAACGTAGTTGACGTTGGCGATGCTGAGCTGTCTGTCCGTGCCCACCTTAGTAAGCGCAACATCATAGCTCGACGGACCCCTGACCGCTGGGTACACAAATGCCGCCTCTACCGCCGAAGAGGCGTTTTCAGCAAGCTGAGCGACCTGTGCCCAGTTTCCGCCCTCGGCAGGAAAGCTAAGCCGCTGGATGAGCCTTTCCCTTAACGCCTCGTCGTCATCCTCGTCAGAGCCGCCGTCGATCCCCCCAGGGTCAACATTCGCATCCTGGTTCAGGTTGCCGATGGCAGCACTGTCCCATGTAATCACGGTACCAGCTTTTTGGTCGGTATTCGACCCCGCCGAGACGGCAGAAACAGCAACAATGGCCCCGTCTGGTACGGTGACAGATGAAATCGTCTTGTACTGGATCCCATCCGGCGCCGTGCATGCAAAGTCTGCCGGGATGGTTACAACGCCAGTAACCACTGAAACAATTATGTTACCGGATCCAGAAGAAGCCTCTCGCCTGGAGACGCCGTAAACACCAGCAACCTGAGTCAGTGTTTCGCCAGCTGCGTCTAGCGGGGAAACTCCAGAGAGAGAGATCTCATTGTTCGCAATGGCAATCGATACGCGCGACGCGACGGCCTTCATGCGAATATATAATTCGCTTCCTCTAGACACGTTGACGGTTACGCCTATTCGGTCATACGAAAAGCGGACGTTCGTCAACAGCTGGTTGAGGATCTCGTCTGGCGTAGGGTACGCCACACTGCCAATTGGTGGTATTGCCATTATGGTAACTGTACGGTTTGGTTGATGTCCGTACCCTCCAGAAGATTGCGATAAACGATGTTTCTATAGGACGTGCCGGCGGAGTCAGATCCTATGTCCACGGAGGTGATAGAAATTATTGGGGGCTTTGCTTCTGTAAGAACCTTCAGTGCGTTGTAAATTCGCTGCCTGATCTTCTGGTTCTCCTGTGGCGTAATGAACTTCGTTGGCTCTACCTCGAAGCTCACCAAAAGAGCCACCCTCTGGGCCACCACAGGCATCCCAACGAACCCGCCCGTTGTTTGGTCAATCTCGTACTGCTGGGTGGTGAAGTTAATCGCCCTGGCCGAATGCACCTCTGGGCGAGGTGGAACGGGAAGCGACGAATGCTTTGCGTATGGTCCCGTTGAGTAACTCATGCGATTGTACCTGTTCCTGATCCAGGCGCGGTTGTGGCCCCCGTGCCGGATGGTATGGTTACTTGGACGGGTATTGCCGTAGCAACCGTCGTAGTCACCTGGGTGTTCGCAACAAAGTAGGTCACCATTGCAGTGGCCACTCGGTTTGCTTGTATGGCAAACCCCTTTTTTATAGGCGCCCCATCTGCCCCAGGGGGGAGAGGGAACCCAGTGTCCGCCAAGTAGTTATTTATGTACTCGTCGTAAATGGCTTTTGCTAATCCGGTGGCCACAGCAGAACCACTTGGAGACACTGTTACGTTTCCTGCTATCAGAGCCATGTTTAGTCCAAGGGGCAAGGGAAGGGCGGGAACGGCAGTGATGGCAACGCCGGAATTGGGATCCCAGGCGGTATGGGAAATGATGGCAGCGAAAACAACGGTAGTTTTATGCCCGGCAACCCGAAGTCTGGCAACGACGGTAACGACGGCAGTGCCGGAATTGGTATTCCCGGCGGTATGGGAAATGATGGCAGCGAGAACGACGGTAACTTGAGGGGGATCCCGAAGTCTGGCAACGACGGTAACGACGGCAACGCCGGGATCGGGATCCCTGGAGGTATAGGGAACGATGGCAGCGAGAACGATGGGATTTTACAAAGACTCATTTTGGTGAAATCGTCCAATTGGTTGCCGGCACGCCAGCCATGCCAGTGGGACCAGCCAGAATACCCATCACTGTTTTCACAGGGGGGACCTGCGGACCAAGAACACCAAGACACCCTCCGCTCGTTGCGCAAATAAACTGTGCCCCGTCAATCTGAACGCCACCCTCGTTGATCACCATCATCGTCGTAGCGTTTTCTCCGGCCATAAACTTTATTTCCTTGTCGTTCATGCTGATCAGGCTCTTGCCGACCTGGAGCGTTATCGTGCTGCTTTTGCCGTCCAATGAGATCATCATGTTGTTGGCATCCTCAGGCAGCTTAGAACCCTCCGTTTGAAGGGTTACACTGTCGTTCCCCTCCTTGACGAGCACCTTAGCCGGGCCACGGGTCACAATCGCTCTATCGCCGGGCTCCAGGTTCCCCGTGTTGGTCATGTACCGGTTGTCATAGGTACCAATTACCGTGTCGACCACGCCGTCGTTGAACGTCAGCGCCTGACACGACCCATTGACACTGTAGTCCAATGGTACGGAATAGAACCCATCGATACCTATCACAGGGCACTCTTTTGACCACGACGCCACAACACCATTGACTGGATCACAGTCGCCAATCGTGAGCCTCACCTGACCATCTATCACCTCGGACGTTAGAACGTCCTCAACTTTAAAATCAGACTGCAGTACGGGGTCGTTTCCCTCTAATCCCATCACTATTCCCCTTCACGGAGTATTTGCCACCATGGCTCTGAGAACATCGACCCACTGGATTGCTCCGTCTGACATCCTCTGTACGTATAGATGGTTGTTTTTGAAAAATGAAATCACTTGCTCCGGGGAAATGGCCGGGTACTGCCCAGCTATTGTCAAAGCATTCACCCTTAGCATCACAGTCCCACTGAACGACGCTAGAGACATGCTTTTCCGAGGCCCAGTGGTCCACAAGAAGGTACCGAATGACGTGCCTGGAACAGCCACCTCTGTCCATGTGACTCCACCGTCCGAGGTACGGTACATAACTCGTGTCACGGTGGCGAGACTTAACCCGCAAGTCCACCCGTTGTTTTGGTCAATAAAATGAATACTGACGAGAAGGTCGTCTGGAAGCCCAGCCTGAATTTTGGTCCAATTGGCGCCATCAATGGTTCTTAAAACAACACCACCAACTCCACAGGCCCACACGTTTAGGGTGTCGAGCGCATAGATGTCCAGCAGTCCTGCAGACTGTCCCGTGCTTTGGGTTACGTATGGTGCTTGACCCCCGGATTGGCTGTGATTTATGTCACCGAAGTTGTTTGTCACCCACACCCCGTAGTTGGGGGGAATGTTGGGCACCGAGGGGGGGATGGCCACGCTCGTAAAAAGACTCGGCGCCACTGATATAATGGTAAAGGGAAATGTTGCCCCGCCGTCGGTGCTTACCTTTATTTCGGCAAAGCCGCCGGGCGTGCCGCCCACTATGACCAGATGGTCGGAATTATCAAGGGTACCAATGGACCGTATGTCCATTGCTCCTGCTGGACCTATGGATGCCCAGGTGGCGCCTCCGTCGGTGGTCTTTAGCAGCGTTAGGTTTCCGCCGGCAGCCGTACCGCCCGCGTACCCGACCAACTCGTTCGCAAAGTGGATGTCCCAAAGAGCCTCTGTGGTTGGGGTAACCTGTGGGGTCCACGTTAGCCCAGCGTTCGTCGATGCGACAATAAGCCCACTGTCTCCGCAGCCCCATGCTCTTGAGAAGGTCGGCTGAGATACGCTGTAGATGCGCTCATTTTGAGATGTTGGTTCCCACGACGTCCCGCCGTTAAGGGTCCTGAAGGTATTGTTGGGCAGCACCGAGGTGATACCAAAGTTAAGTGCTGGTGGCGCTCCTGGGTTAGGTAGTAGCGCCACAAAGGGGGTGTCCGGCGGGCTGTCTGTTTGGGACTCAAAGAACCATCTGTACTCATCTACAAACGGAACTGTGTCCTCCGCGTATCCGTTGCACGACACGAGCATTGGGAGGGTGCTCAGAGCTGGCTTTGGGATCCCGGTGATCGTGCTTCCCGTGTCCCCGAAGCCGCTGCCTGGCTCACGCACCTTTTCGACCGGCCACCTTGGGTATCCATCTGGATCAAGAGGAGAAGCCGGTATAGCAAAGCTAATACGGAACTGAGAGTACGTGGGGATGATCACGACGGAAGCTTTCCAATGTATAACGAGTTGAGGGGTAGAAGTGTTAACTGGGTTGTTTGCCCACCACCCCTGCTGGCTCTAAACACTCGCCTAAAGATCCACATATCTTCGTCAATCCCTAGATAGTCTATCTTTACCTTAACCACCGTGTTGGGTGTCCAAATTGCTCCCTCGGCGGAAGCGAAGTAGTTAACGGTGCAGGTAACGGTGTATCCTCGCCCATTGGGGACCCCCATGGCCAAAAAACCCCACGCCTTGCACCTGTCCACGCTGCCAGACTTTTTGTCCTCAATGTACCGTGGTTTGAAAAACTGCGCACTGGAGTTGTACCTGTATCTTGCAAGCTTTCTCTGCTCAGCGTTTTCGTCGATCTTAAACACAGGCACGTTCTTGTAGGGAAGAGCCAGCGGCTCCTGCTTGCTGAAGTCTGCGGGTATATACTGCAGCTCACCAATCTTCTGAGAGAACGGCGAAGGGTTGTCGTATGGATCCTTGTTGTAAAAATCAACAACACGCGCGTATGGGTTGGCAGCTCGTGTGCCCTTTGTGGCTTCCGCTACCTTGATTACCGTGGCCTGGCTAGGGTCGCCACTTGGGTGCTCCTTTACCTTGAACTTCGCACCGGTACCACGAGTCGACCGGCCTCGTCCTCTTACAACAATCTCACTAAACTGGCCTGAGTTTGTGTCCGTAATGCTGATCCCATCCATCATGTAGTCGCCAGCGTGCTTTAGAGCGTCGCTTTGGATCAGAGTATACAGAGGCTTCGTGTCATAGATCGGCCTGTCAAGCATGAGCTGCCCCTCGGCAGTCGTCTTCAGAATTACACCAAGACGGCTGATGAGCCTCTGGCAAAACCCGTAGACGGACTCGCCGTTCTGGGCTTTGAAATCCCTTCCCTTCAAAGCCGTAACGGGTACCGGCGCAGGCAGTCCACTAATAGACCTTCCACTCTTTAGAGCAAGGTTCAATCCGCTGTTGTTTTCTACCTTCGCGTATGCCGGCCCGAAGTAAAGAGCCATGTTCTTTTCAATAAAGGCCAAGACCGGTATGTCAGTTTTAGATGATACGTTCATCCTTGGGCTAATAGACGCCTCGTCTGCAGCAGCAAGCATTCCTGAGCAGTCAATCTTTATTGTTGTACCGTTTCTACTTATGCTCGTGGTCTGCGTCATGATGACGCCAGTGAACTGGATGACCTTGCCGATGCGAACCTGTACTATGCTTCCCTTTTTGAACTTCTCAAAGAACTCCGTTGCCCGCTCTTTTGGTGGACATATCGTTGTCTCAAAAGACCCTAAATAGTCCAAAAAGTCTTCAGACAGAACAAAGTTCTCCCATAGAACTATCGGATCCGATTTGTCGCCAATCAAGTGCAACGACAGGGATTGGTTTCTTCCCTTTGGTGGCATTAGGTCACGTAGTACTTAACTGTGGTGCCGCCGGGGATCGTCGGCTTGCCCAAAAGGTTTGAGTTGAGAGCCATCAGTTCGCCAACAGTGTTTCCAACCTCGGAAGCAGCTTCGTCCAAACCTACCGTTTCAATAAATACCGTTTCTCCAACCGTCCTCTCCTCCTTTACACCAAGCTGCTCCTCGATGTTCTTTAAGGAGGTCCATACGCCAATTAGGTTGTCGCGCAGCCCGTAGGTTAGGTTGTTGCCGATTGAGTCTACATCTTCTATCAAGCCACCGACAAACCCCGTAGCCCTCGTTACCGCACCAAAGGCGGTGCGGGATGTCGATGTAATAAGACCGTCTACCTGGGCGACGAGTTGGGTTAGGTCGTCGGTTCGCGCCCCGTCTGGCCACTTTAGTTTCAGTTTGCTGTAATCTTGATCGACTGCCTCTGCCGCAGCTTTTGCGTCTAAGATTATACCTCCGAAGTCAGCGTCGTCCGTAGACGGGTCAACTATCGTTTCGATAAAGTTGACTGTCATAACCACCCCGGCTGTTCGCTTGGAGGTAAGCTCCAGATCCCACTTCGCCGGCCTCGCAGAAACCAAACCAAGGATGGGGTGCTCTAAGTCTCCAGCGCTACCGTCGGTTATAACCGCCCGAACCCACCTATCAAACAACTCGGGGAAAAGCTCTACACCAAGCGTGTTGATAAAGTGTAGCTGAAAACCCATGGGTATCGGATTTCGTCCCACATCATCGTGAGTGGCTCCGTCAATGTACGGGAACCGACGCTCAGCCAACGAGAAAGACCCCGACAAGCTCGCCATGTCATACGGAGGCGCCTCTATGCCGCGCCACGTAAGTGTCGGCAGGTCGTTAATGATGTTCCACCTGTCCCCAGCTGCCATAACTTCTCCAGATCTACGGCCTTCCGCCGCCGTATGCAGAGGGAGGGGCTTTACCTGCCCCCTTCTCCATTTTTTCTGCAGCACCAACCATTTTTTCTGCAGCTATCAAGTTTGTGTTGGCCGCCTGACCGTTTTTCGCAGCCGTGTCGGAGCCACCGCCAGCCGCAGAAGGCGTAGGCATGGGAGGACCCATGAAATCCGCCTGGGGCCCCATGACGAGTGATTGCGGCCCATATTGGGCATTCAGGCCGAATGGGTCGTACATGGGGGGGCCCATTTCGTTGCTTGATGTACCGATATCAAACATGGCGGGACCCATTATATCCATTGGGGGGCCCGATATCCCCTTCGGGGAGCCTGCAGGCTCAGGTTTTCGCCCAAATGTATACTTACCCCCCGGCGGATATAATGGGGGACGTTTTCCGGTAGGTGCCTTCTCCCACTCGCTCATCGTGCCGGCGCCAACACCGAAATCACCTGCCCCTGCTGTCTTGCGGTATTGAATGCCAGTGTCAGGGTCTACAAACCACGTACTATCACCACCCACAGGGACAACCCAATTCTCATCGCTCATCTGTGTCGCGCCTGGCATATCCTTTATTTCAATGTCTCTTCCGTAACGAGCTGCAGTCGCACGAGCCTTATCCCTCTTCGCAGCCAAACGGGCGCGATAGGCAATTTTATCATTCTTCTCCACGCCGCTAAGCTTGTTCCACGCCTCCGTTGGCTCAAACGTCTCAACCCCCTTTGAGTCAACCTTCCGGCCGCGCATTATGTCGATTGCACCAATGCGCGCATCTGCAGAAAACGCTTCATAGTTGGCCTGCGCCTGCAGGTTTTCGGGACTGTCGAATCCAAAGTTTGGAATAAGCTTCAGTATCGCTATGATGCCCGATCCAAGCATCGACATCGCCTCAAACAGCGCCTTTATAGCCGGGATCAAAGCCGGAAGAGCATCCGAAAACTTCTCCAGCATTGGCAGTAGTGTTTCAGTAGCAACGTCTACGATCCTGTTCCAAGCCCGTTGAAACTTTGCGGTGGTCGTCTCTGAAGCGTGGGCCGCGTCCGCATTTGACTCCGATACCGCGTCTGTACTTATTGCCATCTCAGCAAGCGTCTCAATCATTCTCTGCCTGGCATATTGAACCTTCTCGGCCTCCGTATTTCCCTTCTGGCTGTCTTCGTTCATAAACGCCTGAAACATCTCAGCCGGGGCGCTCATCCCTCGAATACCACGCTTGTTGAAAATATCCGCGAGCCCTAGCGCGCCCCCCTTAGAGCCCATAATTTCGCCACCACTGGCGGTTAGAACATCAACCAGGATGTCTTGCCAGTTCCGAAGCTTGCCGGTTCCATCGGGGCCCTCCCTCATTCTCACGCCCAGGCCCTTACCCTTGGGGCCGTCGCCTACCTTGTGAGACTTTTTAATGATGTCATCAATAAATGACTCAAATGCCGTACCAGCCTGGGCGCCCTTACCGGTTCCTCTCATTGCTAGTTGGCCCCAGGTGGCCATCTGCTGAACCGCCGCAGTCCCTGTCAGGCCCGGGTTAAACCTCTTCATAGCCGACATCATCTTCGGACCCTGCCTTGCAAAGTCGGGAAGCTCGAACTGGTTTCTCTTACCGGATACGTACATGATGGAAAGGGCTTCATCCATCTCCGTCTTGCTCATCCGCTCCCTGCCAACCTTGCCCCTCTCTCCAAACTTCATTGACGCAAATGCAGCGGTCTTTCCTATATCCCCACCGGCCGTGCCAGTTCCAATGAACTTGGCGAAAGTTCCAGCGTGCCCAATGGCATCGCCCACGTTACCAGTCTGCCCAATGTACGCCTTAACGGCATCCATTAGGACCATTGGGTCAATGCCCTGACGAACAGCTGCCTGGGATACGGCGCGACCGTAATTTCTCTTTTGTTTTGCAAATGAACCCGGGTCAACAAACTGACCGGGCTTTCTCCCCTTGATCATCAGCTGGGCAAGAGATTCGTCTACCGATAGCGCCTTGCGCGCTGCTGCGCCACCTAAGACAGCTGCGCCAAGCGCACCCGTCGCCGCTGCGCCGATGAGCCCAACGCCGCCTGACATGCCGGCCATGCGCCCGAGTCCTAGTCCCCCGCCGCCAACGCGGCCACCCCGGCTGCCACCAGCGACTGGCACGGCGCCCTTGCGCCTTTCTCTGTTTAGTCGCTTGAGCGCCGCGTATTCCCTGTTGGCGGCCGATACCGCTGCCGTAGCCTGGCTCTTGGTAGCCCTGGTTAGCCTGCGGACTGCCGCTTCCATCTGCTTGTAAACCGTTAGGCTCTTGCGAAGGGCAGCCGTCTGCTTGCTGGTTCCAGATACGGCTGCTAGCTGGCGCGCTAGAGATAGCTGGCGCCTCATGGCAGCTTCCTTCTTCTTAGACATTCCTTGGAATTGTGTGCCCTCCTTTTTTGCCGCTCTTTCTTGGGCAGCAAAGCCGCTCTTTACCTTTCTCGACGCCTTGTCAGATGCCGTGCCGATGCCCCTAAAGGCATTGCTGACCGTGTCGGCACCAACAACGGAAAATGTGTATACAACGGTGGGCATGATTACCTAAAGGAGCCAGTCTCTGTGTCGAAGTATTCGTTTAGTAAATCTTCGAGCTTTCTTGGGTAGTCCTGACCGGCAATGATTCTGAAGTTGCTCAGACTTGGGTAGGTCGTGTTCTTTGCGCCATACGTTCCGTCTGTAATAAAAGACGCATACGGTATGGCGCGTGCCCTGGGGCTCTCGCCCATCTCTAGCTTGACCGTGACCAGCTGGGACGAGTCGGTCATCAATTCGGCCTTGGTGGATTCCACGAGGTTTCCGGTGCGATCAGAGTACCTCTTGGAAGACTTTTCCTCTTCAACTGAATCTTCTGCCAACGCAAGCATGACTGCCCCAAGAGCTTCAGCCTTCGCTATCGCTTCCCTCGACGCCTTCTGAATGTCCCTCTGGTTCACCTTCACTTTCCAGCCCATCTTCAGACTCCTCTTCTTCGTCATCTACCGGAAAAAACCACTCATTTACCTTGTCTTGTAGCTCAAAGGTTTTGATCAAAAGAAAGAGCCTTTGACTTAGGAGAATAAAAGCCTGTGCAATCCACTCCTTTGACTGCTGAGCCAGCATCTCATCCGGTACATTTGTGTCCGCAGCATCGTTACACGCCCCTGCCAACTGCATCACCTGGGGGATCGTAATGGTCCACGGTACAGGGGCTTCAACTCTTCTCACCTCTTGGTACAGGTTCAGAAGTGTTGCGATCTGATCTGTGGTCATGTGGTCCCGCATCCAAGTGGGGCCCGGAAATGCCGGATAGTCGTACTCAGATTCCTCATCGCCGGAGGTTCTGCAGGCACGAAAAAGTGCTTCGATGGCTTTGCCGTCGGTGAGAATATCCCCGTCTTTACGTGCAGCCTGTGTGCCGTCTCCTCGGAAGGACGCGGCGTACTTGTGAGCAGCAACCACCGAGGCGTCCTCTTCGGACTTAGTGTTGATGCGAATGGCGACCTTGTGAATTTCTTTGTCACCTAAACCAAAAAAGCCCTGTACATCGAAGTCGTGAGCGCGGCGCTTACGGCTTTCGATGGCCAGGGCTAGTTTACTTTTCTTCTGCTTTTCGGATTTCATCTATGGCCCGTTTCCCTGCAAAGTACGCTAGGATCTGGCCGTCTGTGATCTCTCGCATCGGTAGTCCGTAGTAGAGATCAGGACGGGGATGGGTGATTGTACGCTCCGCACCCACCACGTTGTCAACACAGAGTGCCATATTATAGGCTGTGTATAGATTTGACGGGTGCTTGGATCCTTCTAGCAGCGCAAACAGCCAGGCGTCATAATCGATCATGCAGTAGATGGGGCTGATTTCAGAAAAGACAGAGGCCACCTGTTGGAAAAGGGACCTAACCTCTTCCTCGATAAGACCAAAAACATCACTTGGTTCGCAAAACGCACGCTCGCCGTCAGCAAAAAGACATGCAGCAACTATGTATGGTGTGTTGTCTTGCCCCTTCCCCGCTGCGTCCTTGGCCAGGAAAAACTCGTGGCTAGAAAGCGACTGGACACTCAGCTCGATACCCTCAGCTCCGCGTATTCTGTGGTCGATCTTACGCGAAGCCCTTGGTACCGAAGACAATTCTCGAAATAGAGCGGCCGGCTCTATGCTCTTTGGTGGAAGTTTCACTCAAACGAACGGTAAACCAGAACCTATAAATTCAAAAGACAGAACCGATGTCTGACCAACCCCTCCACCTCGTTTTACCGACGTAATCAAGCCACGACTAATCGTAACCCTACCCGTAACGCCCTCTTGCAGCATTATCTCCACCGGAGTGTGCTCGACCATCATCTCCTCGTAAGTCATGGGCCTATCATCCACAGTGACTCTCTCAGAGCCCTTTAGGGGGATGACGTTCTTAACGCTGATCTGGCGAGCTGTCGGACCCGGCGAAACACCTACGAACTGATCGGCAATAGAGAACACCGGCTGGCCGCTGCGAGTCAGCGATGTCTCAACGGAAACGCTCTCAACTAGAACGCTCCCGTTGAGAACAACGAAGATGTTGTTGTAGATCGCCACTTACCCCTCAAATATCGCTGGCGTCCCCTTGAAGGTGAAGGAAATCGTCGTGGTAGCGCCCACCCCCGCCGACCGGGGCACGTTCGTGATGTAGCCCTTGGTTACGCACTTCTTTCCGCCATCTCCTTCTTGCATCATTATCGTAACCTCTTCCGAGGCCATCATCTTCGCCTCGAAGTCGAACTCGACGCCAGTTAGGGGAACGACGTTATTAACGCTAACGCTGCGTGTAATCGGTGACGGGGTGATGCCAGCCCACCCCTTCCCGACAGTCAAGACGTCTTGAATGTCTGCGTCCAAGGAGGTTTCGACGGAGGTGTTCTCTGCCAGAGGCACACCATTTACGGTCAAATAGATCTGGTTGTAGAGTGCCATTAGTACGCTGCCCCCGTTTCCTTAATTGTGAACTCGCCTTTGTACAGGTGCTCCACCGAGTAAAAGTCAACGCTGACCGAAATGCCAGCGGTGATCTTCTTCACCACCAAACTACTCTTCATCTCACTAATCCTGTCAGGCGCAAGAATCGGCCCTTGGTACACCCCCAAGGGCGTTGAATTGGTAAGGTCGTCGATGACCTGACGAACCATGCCATCAACAATCTGAGGCGTCGTGGTAGCTGCTTTGGGCAGCTCACCTGACTTTGGATTGTCAGCAACAAATGGCTGCTTCGTGCTTTCCCATCGCACCTTTACTAGGTTCCATGCGAAGTCGATCACGCTGGTGATGTGACCAGGACGCGCACGGTAATCCTTGTTGGCGTTCTGGTTTTCGTTTCTCGTGGTGATAAACCTCACCAGATAAGCCTTCCCACTTGGCGAGAAGGAGATCGGTGAGATGCCGTTGTTCAGATCTGCCCGCACCTCGGTGGTGGTTGGGCGGTCGTCCACTGCGAACGGCGTGAGCATCTGGTAAACGGTCCTGTCGCCGTTCTGGTAACCAGCAAAGTTCGCCGCCGGGTGCGAAATCTGCTGACTCCTGACAACTGCCGCGTTTTGCGCCGCGATCATGGCCGGTGTCCAGTCGTTGTGCTCCGCGTGGAATACGAACGAGCGCACACTGTTGAGGTCAACCCCGACGGCATTGGATGCGGCTGTGTCGTCCCAGAAAGCCGAGATCATACACTGCTCTTTGCCGTTGATTGGCAACGCCTGAGTTGTGATCATGGCAGCAAGCTCGCCTGTTTGCGCATCGGTTGGCGTAATGCCGGCTGTGTTGCCCAGCGTGGTCGACGTGTCGTTCTGATGCCATGGTGACACCTGATAATAGAACTCGCTCTTGCCAGCTTCAGCAATGGCGGCAAGGCCGCTGTCGGCCATCGTGCCAGGAAACGCAATGGACTTGACAATCGTGGTCGCTGTTGGCTTCAGAAACCTCATGCGGATGCCAAGGTCGGTTGCGTCGCCCGTCACGAAGTTCCCACGAAGGCCAGCGTTTGCTGCAGTGATCTCACACACTGCAGCGTTCCCTACCGCAGTACACGGGAGGGTAGCGTTAGCTCCAGCGTTGATGGCGTCCGCCGCCGCGAGGGCAATTACAGTCGGCGTATCACCATCGGCCACAGATGCGTAAAGCAGCACCCCGCATACGGTGATCTCAAGCGTAGTTACGGCGTCTGAGTTGTTAGCAAACGTGAAGTGAGCCTCTGCCGAATCTCCACCAGACTCAGGTACCGCGATGGCGTAAATGGTCGCTCCACCATCGACAGCAGTGTACTTCTGCCACATCTGGTAAAGCTCAGAGCGAACACCGAAACGCACCTGGGCGTCTGAGTCATCAGCAATGAAGGTTCCCAGGGTATCCGTTGGCTCGGTACCTGCAGTGGTCTTGTTACCGTACATCAGTACTTCGCGATTTGGTCCAGCGCTCGACAGGCCCGCTCCAAAAATAAGCTCCCGTCTGGTCGCCGGAATTGGATCATTAGGATCGATTCCAGTGAGTGCCATTACTTATTGCCCTTTTCTTTTGGAGTTTCCTTGATAGGAGTTTGTGGTTTTGGCTTGGACCGCGTCGGCTTTGGCGCCGACTTGGTTAGCGCTTCGGATGCAGAATCGGCGTAGACGTACTCACCGATCTGACGAATTGTTCCGCGTTTCACCGCCTTGAGTAGGTGGTGGTGAAATGGCACCGCTACCGTACAGGTGGTGTAGCGATCCGCTCGGCATGTCGCAGCCTTGCGTTCCTCAAGAGGTTTACGTATTTGACCAACATAACGGTCGGGAAGATCGGTGTGGGGATCCGTAACGAGCACTCCGCTCAATCCCTCTAAAACCATATACCTGTTCATACTCGCTCCTTACGGAAGTTGCCCCGCCGAGTGGGGCACCCAATCAGTACCATTGAAATACGACCTTGCCCACCAGGCTTGGGAAGCGGGAAGCGTAAACAGCGTCCCTGCGGCTGGCCCGCTGTTGATAATCGCCACGGTGTTGGCGGTCGTGTCTAGTCTCAAAATATGAATGACGTCCCCGCTAGCGGCGTTGTCCGTAGAGAGCGTCTTGTCACTACCGCCGGTAAGAGTGGCTGCAGGCAACGTCCTGAAAAAGTTCTGTCCAACGGTCAGAACCTCATTCCCGTCCACCAAGTCTGCCCCAAGGGTCGGGTTGCGAACGAGATGCCAGCGACCCGCTGTGCCGCCCTGGTGCCCCAGAACAGTTAGCCCATCGGTGGTTGACGAGTCTCCGACGAACCACTTGTACAGATAGGGGGTGTCGAGCGGGGTGTTGTAGTGTGTGATCTGGGGACCAAAATCGGTCCCCATCGCATCCTTGTTTTTGCGGATTGTTGATGCTCGCCGGGGGTTGGCCATTATTCGTCTCCCTCTGTGCCGTCTGGCGCCGACAAGATCCCTTCCATGAACAGCTCCGCGTCCGTCCCCTCACCATCGGTACTGATGTATATGTTCGAGTCGTGCAGAACATCGCCCGGATCTTCCAGGGTGCGGGGCTGAACGCGCTCGTAAACCATGAATGAGCCCTTGAGGGCCGGGTAGTCACGGCCCGACTTCTTCGCAGCACGCCTCTCGGCCAACGGGCCCTCGTCGATACCAAATCGACCCGGCTTGCCACCCATGTATTGCCATGAAACTATGTTCAGTGGCGCGATGGCCTGAGCGATACCCATGCCCTTTGGCATGCCGTCGTACCCGTAGTTGTTGTGAAGCTGTCGTAAGCTCATCTTGTGCATGGCCGCATCGACGCTACTCATTAACCCTGCTCGACGCTCCATCTCTGTGATCTTGGGAAGCTCGGGAAACACGTACATCAGCTCTATCTGGCGCTGCCTGTAGGTGTGAATAGTCGTTTGCTGGAAGACCTTGCTCATCCCCTGCCACCACACGAAAAGCGACGGCACCGGAAGCGTAATCTGGATCCCCCTGGGCTGAAGTGGGTCAAAGTCGAATCGATTTTCCTCTGGAACCGCATCGACCATCAGACCCGGTGGCAATACGTTGACTAGCTTCTCGTCCAAGGCGTCCTTGATGTAGAAGCTGGCAAAATCTAGGATGGCGTCGATGAGCGGATCGCTGATCTTCTGTCCAACCTCGCCAGACGGGATCGGAAGCTCTAATGCGCCAACTGCAGAAGTTTCAGACGGCACCTATCCCTCCACAATAGTGACGACGATGGGCGCCCTGACCACCAGCACAGCTATAGGCGTCCTGACCACCGTAATCGTCATCGTGTAACCTCCTTGTTCACCAAGAACCTACCCTGCACCAACCTAGTGACGTCGGGTGGAAGAGAGGCATCATACACCTCTAGATCGTATACCGCATTGATGAACGTATATGCTGCTGTTTGGTCCGATGTTACGGTCAGCTCAACCAAGCCGTCTAGCGGCGTAATGACAATTCCGGCCACCGGGGCGCTAGTGAACTCCGCGAGAATGGTGGTAGAACCAACACTCTCGCGAACCTGCATACGAGCTTCATACCCAGTGAGATCAATGGGCGTGTTGCCTGGGCCACCTGCCGGATCGGGCTCTTCGTAAACAACAGACATCGTGTACGTAGAGCCCTGATCTAACTGCATGTTGTAAGTCTGTGCCATCTAATCACCAGGGATATTGGGGTCGGACCACTCAGCAGTCGCCATGAGATCCAGGGCTTCAGCGTGGGTCAGTGTCGGTAAACCAACAAAGGGAGGTGGGGTTGTACCACGCCACTTTAGCACGACCTCGCTCTCGTCGAGACTCGTTCGAGCCGTATCCTGCCGCTCGATAGCTGCATCGTACTGCGCAGGTGTGGCCGGATTAGAAATGATGCAGTACGTCATGGCACATCAAGGACAATGTCTGACCCGTCCATATTGATCGGTGTGACGTCGTTAGAGCCAACAACATCACGCACCCTGGCGTCCGGGTTGGAACTGTCGGTACTGTCGGCCGAGGTGTCGCCCATGCGCCACCATGACAGCAAGTCGGCAGCCGCAGAGTGAGTGGTTAGCCTCGTCGGAGTACCGCCGTTGTAAAGCTCAACACACTGGGCCGCAGAAAAACTAGTGTCCCAGTAGGACACCTCATCTAAATTTCCTATGAATGGTGCCGCGCCAAAGAGCCCCGTGTAGTTAATGAATGCCCCAATCGAGAACTGAGTCCCTGTCCCAAACCTATCGGCGCATGCGGTGGTTACAATATCGGCCCCCCCGTCGATGTCAATTGAGATATTAACCCCGTCCCAACTTCCAACTGCGAGGTGCCACGCACCGTCATCCCATGCCCCTGCTGTGAGGGCATTAATTACAGTGCCGCCGGCATTCTTAAGCCTCCAATAAATTCGCCCGTTGCTGCTCATCAAGAGGCTGTAGTCCCACTGCCCTTGGGCGTTGATGGGGAATGAGTTGCAGATCAGCTGCCTAAATATGTTCACGTCGGGGGTCTTAAACCAGCAGCTCGCAGTAAACGACGTGGTACCCGTAAGATTGCTGGCACCAATGAGGCGCAGGTACTCGTCGATACCGTCGAACAAAACCGACTTGGTATTGAACGGCGGGAGCGGACCTCCCCCTGTGGCCGAGTCGTTCTGACCCAGACCAACGGCACCTAGCGTGATGCCCTTCATCTTAATAGAGGGCTAGAATGTCATCGGCGCCCGTTACTGCCGTTACTTCCGTAGCCTGCACATCGAGCGTCGTGCCCGACGCTACGTTAACGAACTCGACCACTGTGCCTCCCAGCATCGCAATCGTCACGTCGCCGCCAGTCCCGACATACAGGGCACGGCATGGGCCGTCTGGAAACACGGCGGCTACGGCTACGACAGTGGCGTCATAGGCTCCGTGGAGCACTGTTCTTGCGGCTGCGTTACCTTTAGGCATTAGTAAATCCCAAAACTATCAGGGTTGTTGAAAAACTTAGGAGGCACGGGTGTCGGATCCTCTGGATCGCCACTGAGCATCACGCCGCCCTCGTTGGCCGCTGGCTCCGGTGAGCCCACAACGTCCAAGCGCGTTACCCCCTTGCGCAAGTCGATCAGATCGCGACGGGCGCGCTCCATCAACTTCATACCGTCAGCCCGGATATACTCCGGGTGCCTGTCATAGAGATGAGCGACAGCGATGTCTAAACACAGGCGCTTAACCTCGTTAGGCGCAGATGTGCCCAGTGCGCGGAGTGTGGTGAGACTGTAGTTCCCTCGCAGGAACCCCTCAACGTAGCTCTCGGCATCCTCGATCACACGCGCGAGCGGGTTCGCATCAGGCGTCCCGTCCACGTTGTCATCTAGGATCTGACGCACCACCGTCTCGGTGATGCGATCTTCCAAGTCGCTGAGGGTAATGTACATCTACTCAACATACCCCAGGCGAGTAAGGCCCGCCTTCTCTGCGTCGCCGCTCATGCTCTCTGGTGCGCTCTTGACGAGCAAGGGCGTCCACCAGCGAACCTTCGCGCCGCCCATTACGGGCTCGATCATACGACCCGTGTCGTTACGCCATCGGACGTAACGCTCAGGCGCAGCGCGGACATCGGCCTTCTGATCGGGGGGGGTGATCAGGGACTTGTTGCCCACACTACGCCTGGCGCGACCTTTTCTCATTATTACGGGCCAACCGGAGTGGTGATCAAGAACCCAGTGGGGGACGCAACAACGTCGTGCGTCTCGCTGGCACTCACCTGCGCCGTGTAGCCGCCGCCATGACCCTTGAGAGGATCATAGTCAACCACCGTCTGGATGGCACCGTGGCGGAAGGTGTACCCGAACACCGCGTTACGGATACTCGCACGACGCGACACTCGGCAGACGCCGAAGTTGTCACCCCAGATGCGGGTGTAGTTGGGCGGAAGCGCCTCGTTTACCGCCGCGTCCTGACGGGCCTTACCAACATACAAACGCTCGATGTCGAAGAATCGCGCGATCATGTCGGGGGTGGCCAGACCGGGGCTGCTGCCGTTGTACTTGAACAGGTCGAGGATCGCCGGGTGACGACTCAGAACCTGATACACGTCCAAACTACAGAAAGCCACCAGCTCACTAGGACCACGGCCCTGCCAGATGGCAGCGGTCGCGTTCTGAATGTCAGCGATAGGATCGCCACCAGTCACGGTGTCCCAACGGTTGGCCGCCGCAATGGCCGCCGTGTTGGTGCCGTAGTTAGCGGCTGTGTTCATCACGCCAGCGATGCGCTGCTCACGACGGAACGCCAAGCCCTCAGCAATCGCTTCCACCAAGTCCACCATCTCGTCGAGAGGGGCGTCCTCGTTAGTTAGCGTTCGCCGCGAGACGAAGTTGCTGAACCCGAACGGTCGACATACGTAGGTCGTGGTGCCGCGAGTCTCTTGGATCTCGTTGGCCTGTCCACGGCTACCCATCTCGTCGTCTGGATACTGCAACCGGTCGCTCTGACCGTAGCTGAAGTAAACGTCCGTTTCTTTGAACACCTGCAAGACGGGCATCAGCTCTTCACCGATGTACATCTCGTTGGCGTACTGGACGCTCATGTTGCTCAGCGTCGCATCGACATGAACCTCACCGGGCGGGATGTCTTTGAGAGCGAGGTTGGCAGTTCCCCATGCACGAATGGCACGCGGATCGCCGGAACGACGCACTGCGTCTACCGTTGCCGCGTACTCTTCGTACTGGTCAGCCTTGGTCTTGAGCCCCTGACGGCGCATTGAGCGGCGTCGCTGAGCAGCAATATCAGTTGAAGACATGGATCCGAGAGCACTTAAGCGTGTGACCTCGGCCATGTCATGGTCGGTCAATTGAATCATTTTTGACATTTGTCTGTGTCCTCTCGGTTCCTACGAGTGCGTGTGACGCCCTAAGGCTAGTTGCATTCCTACGATTTCCCCGGCAGTTCCAGACTGCACAAAGACGCCGTAGATCCCCTGCTCACCCGCAGTGGTAAGAGTTTCGGCATTGGTAAAACCATCGGCCGCCGCGTCGTCGGTCCAGGTGGCTTTTGCTCCCAAAGTTGCTGTCCCATCTGTAGCAATGACAACCGGAACAACCGGCGCGAACAGGAACACATCCACATTCGCGTCTCCAGCAACGGTGCTGGTGGCGCTAGTGTGGGCAATACCGATAATGAAGTCAGAGGACGCTGCTGCGTTCTGAACAGTTGTGGCCGTTGCCATCGTCACACCGAAGCCAACCGTCACGGTCGCCCCGGCGACAACGTCATAGTTGGCAATCGTCGCGTAGTTAAGTTTGCGAGCTGCTGTGGTACCCATTGTTATTTACCTTTCTAATCAGCTGAGAGCCTGCTGCTTAACGAGGGCGTCAAACTCCATGCCGCCAGTCTCGCCAAGTGCAAGAAGTTTCGGATTTTGGATCTCTTCAGCCGTCTCACTAACGACCGCCTTGAGGATGTTCATGTCGGGACGCGATTCGATGGCACCCATGTGCTCCTCGAACAACTCTGGCGACTGAACGGCCAACTTAATGAGAGTATCTTTCTCGCTAGGTGCGATCTTGATACCAACGAGGTCTTCTAGGCGCTTACCGATAGCTTCGGCACGCAACACGTTGACCTCTTCCTTGTATTGCTTTCGCTCTTCCTCAAGGTCCATGCAACGCTTGTTCAACGTCCCGACCTTCTCTTTCTCTGCTGCTAGCTGACCCTTGATAGAATCCAACTCAGCAACCGTCTTTTCCAGTTCCATTGCTTTCTCCTTCCCGCCATCGGCGGATTCTTCCCTCTCCCATGGCGGGGTGAGGTCAAACTGACGATAATGCTTGGCCAAGTGGGCCTTTACCGCAGCAAGATCTTTTTCGGGGACATTAACTCCACCACGAGAACCCATTAGCGCGTTCCCGGCGGCGATAACACCCCCTCTTACGGTAACCATTGAACCGCTTTGAATATCGTGGTGCGGCAGCTTGTATGCTCCCTTAGTGTCCTCTTCTTCTGAGTCATACCAGGCGAAGCCCTTGCGATACTTCCCCCAGTCGTCGCCCGCCCAGTCGGCAATACGCTTACGTGCCTTAGAGCCGCTCCACGACCCCTCCTCTACCGGCTTGAACGCCTGGTAGGAAACGGCCCCCTTCTCGGGGGGAGAGTCACACGTCCACCCGTGCTCCATGGTCGACGCGCCAGTGGCTTCGGGATCCTTGGTAGCCAGGGCCTTCATCCGAGTCAGCGCCTCGGGATTGCTGGGGATCGGAACGACACTGATCTCATAAAGCTCGTTGTCGCTGAGCACCAGCACGTCCTTGTCCTCTCGACGCTCCTGGCGCACCTCACGCGGCTTGAAACCTACGCTCACGGCCCGCAGGTTCTTCTCCTGCACGCTCTGCCAAACCTGCTCAGCCAGCGGGTTCGCCTTCTCGGAAGCAAACACAATCGTTGCTTGCAGAGCCCCATCCATCACACGCACGTTCGTCGCATGCCCGATGGGCAGATCGCGCGAGTTGTGACCGAACAGAACAACCGGGTTCTTCGAGTAACGCTCCAAATCCCAGTTCTGCTCCACGATGTCGCCGTCCGCATCCATCGCCTCGGTGGATGCAATGAAATCGGCTTGGCGCTCTTCGAGCCTAAGTGCCTTCATGCACAGCGTTGCTGACGCGAGGTCATTCATACTCGTCTGTTCCTTCTCCGTCATCAGGTCCAGGTTCATCTGCATCTGGCTCTTGTCCTTCGCTATCAATAAAGTCCTGCCCTCGAAGCAGCTCATCGCCCTCTCCGGGGGCAGCAATGCCGGCCCGATCACGAACCCACCACTGCGGAATATCCAACCCAGCCCGCACCAGACCCTCGATGGCCCGCGAGAGCGCGCCAAGATCTACCGCATCCTCGGTTACAAACTCAAACCACGGAACCAACTGATCGGGTCCGTAGTTCAACCTCACCAACGGCTCGATGAGGTCACGTCTTACCGTCGCCGCCATCGCCACCGAGTCGCTCTCTCGGATGTCCTTACGGACTCGGTCGTGGACCTCGCCCAGGCTGCGGGCGCCGCGTTCGCCCTGCTCGACCGTCAGCGTCTGGCCGAGAACACACTTACTCATCTCCATCCCAAGAAACTCACTCAGGTCGTGGTGCTCTGGCTTGCCGCCTCGGCCACGCTCTGGCCACTCGATCTGAACGTCTGCCCGATCTGAGAACGTCGCCACGCCGTTGCTCGTCAGCCGTTCGAGCGCGTCCACCATGTCCTCGATGTCCTTCGTGGACGCCGTCGACTTGTACCGCCCGATCCGCCACGGCTTGTACGCCAGCTCCGCGAGACGCATCCAATCCGCCATCGCCCAGTTACGGAACAGCGCGGCCCACATCAGCACCCGAACGAGCCCCTCGCGGGCAGGTACGTCCCCATTCACACGGGGCTGGTGCTGGAGAAATTTGTCCGGGTAGCGCGTCGGCAGGTTAACACCGTCGAGCATCCCAAACTGGTCCCACCACAGCAGCGTCCCGCTATCCAGCGAGAACCGGAACCGGCGCGGACTGATCGGCGTGAACCCACTGGGAACGATCTTCCCGTCCGAAATCTCGTAATCGATCTCCGCTACCGCGTAGCCGAAGTAGATCCCACCAGCTAAGTGACTGAGCAGATCCGTGAACCCTCGCGACCGCTCACCGTTGCCCTCGGCGTTCTTCAGTGCGCTCTCAACGAAGTACGACACTTCCTTGTCGCGCTCGGTCGGCACGTACCCCTCGTAGGGAACCGCCGGGGTCACCGACCATGGCAGACCACTGAGCGCACTCTCGCGCGTGTGCAGCAGAGCCTGTACGTGACAGTCCTTCTGCCTCGACTCGTTCGCCAGATCCACCAGCCGGTACACGTACCCGCTGTCGGCCTCGCGCATGATCGCACTTACCTGGCGCGGAGTCAGCCCCCCTCCGATCCGAAGATACTGCTCCGAGAGCATCATCGAATGGATCGGGCTCCGCGCTAGAGCCGCAGGCAGCTCAGGGGCCGGTGCCTTGCGGGTCAACGCCGTCGCCATGCGAGCGAAAATACCCACTGACTACTTCTTTGTTCTCGGGCGGCTCTTACGAGCTTTCGGCTTTGACTGGGACGGTTCCGGCATCTTCGGAGGCGGCGGCGCAGCCGGCTTCGGCGGGGCTGCTGCCTTCGGCGGTGCCTTCGGTGCTGACTGCCCTTTAGCGCTCGCGAACAACACGCAACACAACTTGCAGGGGCACTTCGGTCCCGGCTTGTCGTAATAACAGGCTGTTGTCATGAGATCAGCATCCAGGTAACTTGGCTGCCATCGTCTTCCACGTTCTTGTCTTCCTTATACCCCTCGATATTGAACTCCGCAGTACCAACCTCACCGGGAACAATGTCGACAGCCGCATACTGACAGGACGTCTTATTTCCGCCAACAGCCCGCAGCGTGAAATGGAACGTCGTGTCTGCCGTGATGCGAACACCAGTAATCTCAGTAGCAGTCTTGCCTGCCGTTAGGGTCGCGAAGCCCGTCTGCGGGCGCAGGTCTGCTGCGATGTTCGACTGCTCAGTGATCTTACGGGCAAGTGTGCCACCCCATGTGCGTGCCATATTTAGAATCCTCTTCCAACCATCCGCAGTGTGCTGCGGGCTTTCTTTCCATTAACATACGCTAGCCGGAGTGCCGGCGTATAAATCGCAAGCGCAAGCGCGTCAGCACGATCAGGAGATCGACCCAAACGCCGCTTGATCTCGCTCTTCTTCTCGACACGATACCGACCGCGTGCGTCAAAATCATAATTAGCGCTAACAATATCCGCACTGAGCTTGTCGTCCTCGGGGAAAACCCCGCCGTCTTTCAGCCACTCGCCTATACCAAACCACAGCTGCGTCCGCAGGTTGTGATACGATTCCTCGTCGCCAGCCACCTGGCTGCATTGAACCTCGACCACCCTCATCAGGGCCTCCGGTGCCGTGTGGGTTAGCGTATCCACAACGCCGGATCCTACACCAATCGCGTCAATCTTGCATACCGCTGACTGCTCACTCGACCTGTGGTGTCGCTTCGCAGTGTCGATAACCCACTCGGCCAACTCCACGTTGTCCAGGTTCGACGCCGTTACAATCTCCACGACTCGTCGTCCGCGCCTGACAACGATACACGCATCGTCATCACCGAAACGGGCCGGATCCACACCCAGGTGCAGCGGCGCCGACGGCTCGTGCGGTGAGTGGGAGTACCCCTCTACCGCATCCGTAACCAAACTCAGAGGCACCACCGTCGTCTCGTGGCTCGACGCGAAGTTACCCATCACGCGAACCTGGAACATCGGGCTGTGCTCGCCCCATTCGGCAAGCTTCTCATCGATCCAATGCTCTTTCGCCAGACCGGGGATCTCGTAGGTACACGCATCATACGCCGATACGTGAAACGTCTTATAAAACTCCGACTTGCTGTGGAACGCATCGTAGAACGTGCCGGACGGTCGCGTCGGGTTACCAATCAGCAGACAGTGAGCACCACCAGCTCGGTTACCCTCAATCGCCTCGAAGATATTCTCCGTCACACCGCTCGCCTCGTCCACGATGAACAGCAGGTCTGAACCGGAGATCCCCGCCATGCGCTCAGATTCCTTCGTACTGAACCCGATGATCTCTCGACCATCCGGCCACTGCATCCCCAGCCCCGGCAGCTCCGCTGGCTGAGGGAACCCTCGGCCATATGACAGCCGCTTGATCTCTTTCCACAGAATGTTTCTGATCTGAGGGTTCGTCGTGGCCGTTAGAACTACGCGCCCATTCGGCTTCTCCGATGCCCACCAGAGAGCGAGCGCCGACGCGCAAAAACTCTTCCCCGTCTTGTGCGACGACCTCACCGCTACGCGCGGGTTGTTCGCAACAGCCCGCATGATATCCTGCTGGTAGTCGGGGATCACCTGGACCGCGAGACGGTTCGATATGAACTCGACCGGGTCAGTGCAGGGGGCGTACTTCTTCCTCTTGTCCAGAAGCCTCTTGGCTATCGAGGCGGCTGACACCTTCGAGGAATCGTAAGAACTGCTCTTCTGGGAGGATTTCTTCGGCAACGGCAAACACCCTCTCTAGCTCTCGCTTTACCTCAAATTGGATCTTCTGTCCCCACTCTTTGGGATACCGACGCTCCAAGATAAAGGCATGGGCTCGCCAGTCCGGTGATGTGGCAATCGCTCCGACGTGGTGCTGCTGCGCCTCAGTCTCCGCGCGATCCACCGCGCCAACGAACGATAAGTACGGCTCAACACCGTCCGAAGCCATCCGTAGGATCTTGCGATACTCACCCGTACTTATACCCGCCGACTTTAACGCTCGCATGCGAGGTGCCCCTCGCTTGAGTGCTTCGCTGACGCGCTCCATTTGCTCCGGTGTGAGTTCCATTACTACCCAATAGCTTGTTTAGTGTCTTCCTGTTGCTAACTATAGCCTTTTTCATTTCCGATTGGCTACGGTCAATATCCTCCAGGTGCTCCTGAAGCATGTTCGTCAACTCAAACCTATTGTCCACAAACTCTGGAAAGTACTTGGAAAGCACAGGGAGCGTCAGGTAAAGAGGGCAACCCTTGCCGCCGCCCAAAAAAATTTTCTCGCTGAGTTGCTTTTCTCTTTGACGAACTAGATATGTGATTTGCCTGCGAGAGAGCGGCGCCAACATCTCCTCAAGCTCAGGGAGAAACAGTGGGCCGCTTATCTTTCGAGATTGCACAGCCACGCGCTCTTATCCTTGGGGTGCGAATACAGAATCATAAATGCCTTGTGAGCAGTGGCCAGTAGCTTTGTGGATACAGCTACTAGCTTCTCCAACTCGGCAGGGTCCTTGGGGGGCCAACCGCGAGCTACAATCCCGGCTATTAACCCATACTTGAGCTTGAGCTGAGTTGCAAGGGGCCTGGGGGCATAGGCCGACTCCAGCGCGGACTGCAGCTTATAGGACAGTTGCAGTAGTGCAGCACGTACTGCCTTCTGCTTTGCGGCGGCTCGGAGGGTGCGCCGATCCGGGTGGAAGTCTCGGTCGCTCGACGGAGGCGCGTCCGTATAACTCTGGCCCCTAAAACCAAGCTCGGAACCGCTGTCATTATAATACCAATCGAGGATCACTATGGGTTTCAGCACTGTAATGCCTCTATGGTGGAAATTGGCTGGTAGGTTTTTGTGGGGTGACGCCATATGCCATACACTACACTACGTATAGTGTACCGTATGGCAACGTATGGCAGTGCAGTGTATGGCAACGTATGGCACCGTAGTGCATCGTATTGTAGTGCGGTATTCTCACACGTTGGCACGGACTGTGCAAGGTGTGATAGATGGCACAGCTTGTGCATACTCGGTGGCCATGGCACAGCTTGTGCATGCGGTAGCACAGCGTTGCACTGGCACCGGCATGCCCTGTGCATGGTGCGATCTAGCGGCCTAGCTGGGCGCCCAGCACAGCACAGCACAGCACGCCACCACAGCACAGCACGCCACCACAGCACGCCAGCACAGCACAGCACAGCGCGGCGCGGCCTAGGCTAGCCTGAGCCCGCCTGAGCTAGCCTGAGCTAGCCTGAGCCCGCCTGAGCTAGCCTGAGCCCGCCTGAGCTAGCCTGAGCTAGCCTGAGCCCGCCTGAGCTAGCCTGAGCCCGCCTGAGCTAGCCTGAGCCTGCCTGAGCTAGCCTGAGCCTGCCTGAGCCTGCCTAGGCTAGCCTGAGCCTGCCTGAGCACAGCACAACGCAAAAACGGCGGTAGGTGTTACCCTACCGCCGTTGCTAGTGCGCTGTGCTGCAGCCTATAGGCGCTTGACGAACCCGCTGTCATCGCGCAACGCTGCGCCCTTAGCATACAGCACGACCATACTACCCGCCTTATCACGGTAGCGTACGTCCGTTTCATCGCCGTCGACTGTAGGGCAACCACGCCACCGACTGCGCACTAGCTTAAGCGCTACGCGCTTTGCATCGGCTAGCCCATTGCTGCCGCGCGCCGCTACTACCACCGCAGCATTGCCACCGCTATCAATCCAGCGCATCGCCTCCGCTTCGCTTTCCTCCGCTTCGCTTACACTGTACGTTAGGTGATATCCGCTTGATGTGTCACGCTTGTCGGCCGGTGCTTTCGTGTAATCATAGAAAATACAAGCGTAGGTGCCCATGCTGATAAAGCGCTCCCATCGCACGTCGCTACTGCCATTCAAGCGAATAGCGGGTTCTAGCCCTAGTCGCTTGGCGGTAGCGACGTGTGCGCGTATTTCAATGTCGAGACGTTCGAGGAAGTAGGCGCGGAATAAATGCCACAACAACGCTTTCGCGACTAGCACCCGCTGATTGCTATCAAGCTGTAGCATGCCCGTGCTATGGCCTAGGCAGGCCTCAGCACAGCCAGTGGTTGACCACGGGCACATGTTGACGCCGCTAAGCCTAGCAGGCGCCAAATACATAACGCGAGTAAGCACGGACAGCTTGCCGCCTTTGCGTACCTTGCTACTAGTGCCGAGTAACTTGCGCCGCTTGCCCGCTACCGTATACGCCAGCGCGGCAAACACCGCGTCGCTATCGGTTACGTCGTCAACGCCCAGCATGGCTAGGCGCTTCGCTACCGCTTTACTTACTTTGCGCATTGCTTATTTCTCCTTTCAACGCGACGTTGGCCAGCTAGGCGGCGTCGCTCTAGCGCTGCGTTCTGGCGTCGCGGTATGAACGTGAACACTGTGAAGCACAGCACAGCCCATAGGGCATGCGCAGCAATAATGGTTACCATCGAATGAGCCTCCTACAGTATCGGCGCCCACCGCTTAGCCACGATTGCCCACCAACATCCGAGCACGACTCGAAATGAGAGCCGCGCGCCGGCACAGACCACACGCAAGTAAACCCTGCGTCACTGTGTGGCACTTCGTCAATCCGCCAGCCATGGCCGTTATCGGCTATCGCTTGACAGTAACCGTCCGTCCATCCGTCCTCATAGTCTGACAGCGTGCCGCCCAGCAGCATCGCCAGCCACATGATTGCAGCGCTCATGATGTCACCCTGGGTGCGAGCGATGCATCGACGGCCAGCGCCCACGCCGGCCCGTCCGTAACCGGTACCCACTGGCGCATGTAGCGGCCTGTGTAAGCACAGCGCAACGGGGCGCGACGCTTGCGGTATATTTCGACTTTCACGCGCGCGCGGCTGAGATACAGAGCGTACTCGTATTCGCTGTAGCTCATGACTTCCACCCATCCAAAAACTCGGTGATGCGATGAGCTTTCGACAGATAGGCTGTCACGACCTCCCCGGCCAAGTTCGGCACCTCGCCGCCCGCTGCACTGTCGTGCTTCGTCGTATATTCCTGGTATCCGTTGCCGTACGCATCGCCGCCGATTGTGACCGTGTAGCAGGGGTTACCATAGCGGCTGCAGTTCTCCTGGCGCACTATGCGCAGTACACCCGTGGTGCTCTGTAAAGCGATCATGATTGCCCCCTGCGACCGCGCAACCAACTGCAGCCCGTGCCAAGTGAAACGACGACGGCAGGCGCATAGTCAGCGCACCATGTGTCCATGCCGCCAAAGTAGGCCGGCTGCAGTGGCCCGCGCTTTGGCGTTGCAGCTGGCGGGCAAATCACTTTGCAGCCTCCGCGCGCGTAGAATTCAGCGGTCAACTGTTCTGTGGTTTTTTCGTTTGACATTGTTTCCTTGGTTTTTTCGTTTGACATTGTTTCCTTTTTTTTCTCGTGCCGTGGTTGGCCCGTCAATATCAGCTATTCAGTAGCTGATATTAGCTGGTCAGCTACTGCACTATCTCGACAAGCTCCAGCGCTAGCGCTTGCTCACCGCCGTATAAGCTAAGCTGCTCGCATACAGGGCACTCGTCACCAGCTGCATCCGTTTCAGTGTTGGCGTACTCGTCTACCGCCTTGCACACGGTGCAAACGGCACCACCGTGAAACATGATGCATTCGCCCTGCTGTGCTGTAATCTTAATTGTCATCCAATATGGTTTTTTCATTGCGTTGTTCCTTTATGCTTCGATTTGTAGCAGGCGCTCGGCGCTTGCAATGTCCTGCGCCGTTTCACAGTCGGTGGCCATTCGTGACCAGCTATGGCTCATAGCGCGGCTGCGGTTGTCCTCGGTACGCTCGCGTAGCCAGCATTGGATATCGGCCAGCTTGTGTTCGAGCCGCTCGACGTCCTCTTGCGCGTATTGCGCCGCGATTTCTGCAGCCAGTGCGCTTTCCTTGATTGCACGCAATCGCGATGCAACGCGCAACCGGAATTGCTGTCGGCGGATGTGCTCACTAGGTAGCGTGTGGGCGGAGGTGCGGGCGGTAGGGCTTGCTGTGGTGTGCTTCATGTCCAGTGTTATGACACGCTGGACTGCAAGCCGTCAAACTAAAAAAGCACGATAGGCGAAGATAAGTAGGACACGCACCTACACGGTTAGCGGTGCTGCTAACCGTGCTAGTCAATTGGCGCGCGTGCTCGCGTTGCACTTGCTGTGCCAAGTGTTCATGGTTACCTTATCAATAGAGCCACGATTAGCCCTGACACTATGTTGCGCTACGTGGCACCGCACTGCACTACGTTGCACCACGTTGCACGCAGTGTATTGCTGTGACCACACACTACACTGCCATACATGTATGGTGCCATACGTTGCACTGCCATACACTACGTTGCACTGCACTACACTACGTTGCACTGCACTACCATACGATACACTACACTACATGTAGTGTATGGCAAAAGGGGCTCTTAACGCGCGAGATAAATTCGTCTCATGCGCGCGCGCGCGCGCGTTCGCGGGCGGGCGTGGCGTGGGCGACGGCGCGGGCGCGGGCGGCGCGGGCGCGGGCGCTCGCACGCTGGAATTTTCAAAAGTATTGGAAAATTCCGTATTTAAAATAAAGCGCTCCCCCCTAGGGGGGAGGGTTATAAATTAAGGCCAGCTACTGCTGGCCTTTTTTGTTGCTAGCTAAGTGCAGCAACTACCTTGCGGTTCTTTCGCTTGTGTGATCTGAGCGCTGAACTTTAACTCGCACGCCTCGTCGATTTCTCTTGATCGTTCTAGATTTATCTAGGCGCGAAAAAAGCAAAATCGTTGGGGGGCATTTGGCCGTGGAAACCCAGGGTCCCCCCCTCCCTTTGCCCAAGGGCGAAGCGAGCTTCGCTTCGTGTAGGTCCACCAACCTGCTTTGGTTACATTATGTAATGTCAAGCACTTAAGTCAAGGTAGGTGAGGTAGGCTAGAGGTGGGTACTATGGGATATTATTAAATAATATACCCAATTCACCTACCTCCTACCTAGTCGATATAGGGATATATGATGTAGGTATAGTATATAACGCATATAGTCTTTCGTCGCGGCCCAGGTGGGCTAAAAGCCCCGATCACGCCAGGAAACAAAAGCGATCACGGGGCCTTAGCCGAATCACCTACCTACCACCCACCTCACCCACCTCGACTTAAGTGTTGAATCACTTTGACGAGGTAGGCTAGGAGGTGGTCCATGGGTCAGCATCAGAGCGGTACGTAGCCGGGGACGCCTCACCGACCACCACTTGGCCCCTCTTGCTCCATAGACCACCGCCTAGCCCACCTCCAGCGTAGCAATCCACTCTTCAGCCACCTTCATGGCGGCGCTGAGGGTAGGCGCCTGCACTCGCATGCTTTGTTGCGCTCTGTCCTCGGTGGGCGCAGTGAAGTGCCCCTCTACCACAAAGCCATCGCCACCCTCGTCAGCGAGCCTACCTAGGATCTCGATGTAGACGCCATCCTGCAGGTGTGGGTGTTTCACGTTGGCCCTGGGGATCTGCAGCACCGCCGCCTCCCCAGGGTACTCTCGGCACGCGCCCAGCTGCGTTACGGCCGCATGCCTAGCGTCCTCACGGCACGAGCGGTACATGCCGTCAGTGGGTGCGAACACGGCCCACACCGCCGGGTTGGCCATCGCATGGTACCGCGTGGGGTACACGTCAGTGGTGTCTATCGGGTAACTCATGACGCCTCCCTCATTGGCAGCCCACATTCAAACCGGCCATGGTGCCTGCTGGGGCCACCGTTGCAATGGGGGCACAGCTGCACCACACGCCACTCACGCACGGCCATCCACCGCGACGCTAGGTCACGCCCGTACTCCTCAGCCTCGGCCTTAGAGTCGAACCTGAGCCCATTGCCGCACCACTTGCTGCTGCTGTCTGCGATGACCTCTACTTTGTACATAGATCCCCCTCCCCCTCTGCCCACCGATACAGCAGCACCCCCACTAGCACCCCCGCGATGAACTCAACCATAGCGCACGCTCCCAAACAGGCAGAGCTGCAGGAACACGTCGCCCGTGCTCGCGTCGTCATCGCCAGCGAGTAGCTCGCCGTACTGCGTCGTGTGGACAAACAGCACGAGGCCCCGCTGGATAGCCGCGTCGTCGAGCACCGCGACGTCGGCATCGTCGTCGACACAGCGCAGGCTCACTGAGCCCCCGGAGGTCGGCAGGAGCTGGCTCCAGTGCCAGTACTCGCCATCGGGCTGCATAGAGCCGCCCTCGGTGTAGTCGGCAGCCGTCGCGCCGACAGGGTAGCTGTGGGGGCCCAGGCCAGCGTACCAGTAGTTGCTGCCGCCCTCGAATGCAGAGCAGAGCAGGCCGCGTACCTGATTGCCGGTCAGGCAGTGTACGGTGTTGACGTGATAGATCACTGAGCGTACTCCTCAAGCGCGCAGAGAGCGCGGTGGAATTTGTCGTTGCTGTTGGCGATGAGCCTCAGCGCCTTGGCGAGGGTGACAACCTGGCGGGGCTCCAGCTCGATGTTGTCGACCGTGCAGAGCACGAACCCCTCGACGCGCTGGCAGCGCACCGTGGCAGGCTGGCCCGCACGGCGTAGCCTCGCAGCCAGGGCCGTGGGTGGATGTTCTTTGTCTGATACGAGCTGCTCCATTATCGTCTCCCCCTCACCGGAATCGCCAGGGCCACTCCGGTTTTGTAATACGCCTGGCACAGGTCGCTGTGCCAGCCCGTGAGCCCCAGCACGACGCCGTCGATGTCCACCGCGACAGGCAGCCGCGTCCACGCGCGCAGGTCAGGACAACCGACCGCGACGACCCGCTGGTTGCCCAGCTCGACGTCGTACAGCACCGCGATAGCGTCGACCGGGGTCATGCGCCCACCCACTTCGAGCCGTCCCAGCCCAGCGCAGCGGCAACCTCGGGCTCCTGGTCGACCAGCTCTTGAGCCGCAGCCATCGTGTTGCCCAGTGTGTTGCGCAGCTGCTGCAGGTACGCCCACTCGCCGGGCCACTCGCTGCCGCCGCGCATCCAATCGCGCCGCAGCTTGGTCTGCCACTCAGGGCCAGCCCAGCGGATGTAGTCGCTGAGCGCCCGTGCCTGGTCGGGGGTCATAACGACACCACCGCCGTGCCCTCGCGCAGGCGCTTGGCGTCGATAGGGGTCACACACGGGGACCGACCGCCGCTCGTGCTGTGGACGGCGTCGTCGCCCTGCGCCTCGATGCAGGCGAGGACGTCGCCAATGGCCAGTTCGGCCGCGTCCAGTACGGACCCAGCGTCCGCGTCCGTCATGATGATGAATGTGACTGCTAGCTTTTGCATGTTGTTTCCTTTTGTTCCGAGGGACAGTCGCCCCCCTTCACTATCAATATGGCCACGACTATCAGTACTGTCAACCCTCTGTGACAATCATCTCTTTTTTGGTCTTGTAGATCCGGCCATTGGACCCGACCCACTTGGCCCCGTGTTGTACTGAGGATCCGGTGGTGCTGACCTTGGCGCGCGTGACGGTGGTCTGCTTCTGCCCCTTCCACTCGTCATGAGCTTTGACCGTGAACGAGAGCCACGCGCCCTCGCCCTCAGTGAGCCCCTGTGCCCTCCCCGATGCGAACCACTTGTAGACGGAGCCGTCCTCGTCAGCGAGCGTGTAGAGGTACGTGGTGCCCCAGTCGGTGTCCCAGCTCGACAGCGAGCGCATGGTGAGCTGGCGCACGTAGCGCGCCCCAACGACGCCAAAGTGGCTCGAAGCCGGGCGTTTACTTTGGGCCTGTTTGCGCACCTCTTTGTCGAGTGCCCGTCGATAGCCGGCGATGACGCTAGCGACGAGCCCCTGGTTGCGCGGCTTGACGTAGTCGAGCGCGGTGGCGACCTGCAGGTTGTGCTCATAGTCGCTATCGCCGTCGAGCTGTGCCGCCCATGCTAGCGCAGCCTTGACCTCATCGCGGTTGTGGTCGAGCGGCTGAGCCTCCTCCCATGCTTCCTTCTCTTTCGAGGAGGCATCCTTGGAGAGCTTGCCCATGGATTCACCCGCCGCGTCGGCGGTGGCGATGAGCCAATCGCGCTCGCGCGCCGCACCCTTGCTAGTCCAGCCGTGCAGCTCGATGGAGCGCGACACGTAGGCGAGGTAGTGGCGCAGGCAGGCGTACTCGTAGCTGCTGCCCCAGCCACCGGGCTCATCCTCATCGGCGGCGGCGTGGATGTCGCTGAGCACAGACCACAGGGCGAGCGCAGCCGTGGCGTCGTCGGAGCGGATGTAGTCGGCCAGGCAGTTGCGCCCACACCGGGTGAGCGTGCCGTCTGGTGCCTGGACGATGAACGTGTCGGTGCGGTGGCGCCGGGTGTTGCAATGGTCACAGCTCGACACGTCGTCGCGCATGGCAGCGGGCACAGCCACGTCCTCGGCGCCGGGCGCGTGACTGAGGATTGTACCCGCCTCGGTGTGCTCGACGCGGGCGATGAGCGTGTAGCCCGCGACGACCGGAGCGTCGCCGTGGATCTGGACGAGCTTGTAGACGTGAACGCAGTCGTAGCCGTAGGAGTTTTTCGTTTTAACTGTCCTCTCGCCCACGACCTCGATGGTGATGGGCGACAGCCCCAGCTTGGCGGCTTTGCGCTCCCAGCGTTTGACGCGGCGCTCGACGAGCGCCATGCGCGACTCATGGATCTGAAGCGGCAGCGACGGGCTCATGATAGCACCACCCTGGCGACATGGTGCCGGCTGTTACCGGACACGTCGTCGATAAACCTCGTGCGCGTAACCCGGTATCGCTGGCCCCTGAGCACCCGACCGTCAGCATGGTCACGACGAGCTACATGAACGCGCACGCTCACGAGCTTGCTCCACTCGCCCTCGCAGTAGTCGTAGTCGCTCTCCTCTAGCCACGGGCGCTTAGAGTGCGCGACGTCGCTCAGGTAGCACTCGCAGCCACCCTCGCTCGCGTGGTATTGCGTGCCGCAGTTTTCGCATCGATTCCAGTAGCAGTTCCAGTCGTCAGGTACATTCATGTGTTGTTCCCTTTCACTATCAATATGGCCACGATTATCGGTTGTGCAAGCCCTGTAATCAAAAAAGGGGCGACTTATGTTGTAAGTAGTGGATCTGATTGTTTGCGCCCAGTTGCCATACGTTGCCCTATGTGACCCCTCGTTGCCCTATGTGACCCCTCGTTGCCCTATGTGCTGCGGGATGGCCCTACGCTTTCGTCCGCAAAAAATTCCCTATAACGCATAACGCAGGGAATCGATTCGTCTCGTGGCGAGTGACGCATCATTTCGTGCGAGCGATTGCGTCGTAGCCTGCTTGTTTGATTTGTTGGTGGTGTTGGGTGATGAGGCGTGCGGTTGGCCCAGGTGGGATCCTGCTGCGCGTGTCGCTGTCATCGACCCAGAACGCCTCGACGCTGTCGAAGCGCGCGTAGCGAGGCTCTCTGTAGCCCGCGTCGGCATCCTGTGAGCTGTCGTGGGTTAGCTGAGCTGTGCCACACACGACGCAGGATGCCCCGTCGAAGTCGAGGTGGATCTGAAAGGGGATGGCGGCTGGCATGAGGAAGATCTAAAAAGCAAAATGGTCGCAGGGGCGTTGGCCGTGGGATCGAAAAGGTTCCCCCCCTCCGTCGCAGCGGTCGATGCATTGTTTATGGAGTCTAATGCACTCCATTATACACTTACCCGTAACGCACCCATGGGAGCACGCTGCGGCCAGGTGGTGGCAGCTGTGGTGGCACGGGCGTGGGTCGGGTCGGTGCTCTGGGCCATGGAGAGCGACGGCCAGGATCAAAAAAGCCCCCCGTTCGTAGGCGTGGCGGAGGGCAACCACTAACATCTGTCCTTGCCTACTGTTCGATGGTGGGAGATGACTGCGAAGAAGACCCACCGCCGAATTAACTTTGTCTTTTGTAGATCGTCCTTCGGGTACCACCTATGTATGGTCTGGTCTTCACGAAGCCAAGCCGAACCATGATGCTACCCACCCGTGTTTGATCCGCCCTTGTGATGCGGCCACGTTCTATTGAGAGGCAATTCTCGTAGAGACTATTGATCTCCACCTCGTCCCTACCGACTACAAATGGGACTATGGAGTCTTCCCAGGCATCGACATCATAGCGTGCCTCCTGTTCCTGGGTAAGTGTTTTGACAAATTCCTGCGGCGGCCACCACTCGGCCCCGTCGCAGAAGTAGCGGTATGCCTCGGCCCACAGCTGATCTCGGTCCCTTAGGATGGAGCCAAGGTCAACGGACCCCACCTTGCACGGCCAGAAACGCCTGCCCCCTGTCGGATCGGTTAGCCACGCATGCTGGTTTGTTGTACCCACGAACACGCACTGCCGAGGGTAGCGGACATAGCAGCGGCCGTAGCTGGGTCGATACTCGTCGACTCGTCGAGAGATAAAGTCCTTGGTCTTGGTGCTTGCTTTTCCCTTAATGGCGTCTAGCTCAGCTATCTCAATGCACCAGGGTCCAGCCAGTGCAGCCATAGCGTCTTTGCTGCCGCCCATAGTCAACTCTGGAAGCGACTCCATATACCAGTCGGTCTTATGTCCGAAGAGGGCTGCCATGCCCGTGCTTTTGCGGATGCCCTGCGCACCCTCCAAAACCAAAACATGATCTGCTTGGCAACCGGGGTTCATTACCCTCGCGACAGCGCTAATGAGCCAGCAGCGCCCGATGAGTCGGTTGTAGTCGCAGTCGTCTGCTCCGAAGTACGTAGGCAGCCAATGCTCTAGTCGAGCGGTGCCGTCCCACTCCAGGCGGTCCAGGTATTCTCTCACGGGATGGAATGGATTGGCCTGGGACGCAGCGGTTATAGCGCGAAGCAATACGTCGTGGCTGTAACTAAGGCCGGCTTCTTTAGCGATCCAATGCTGCGCATGAGTGGCGTGCCAGTCGGTGAGCTGATCGCCAACGGTGGGCTTGGCGATTCCGTAGTCACCAGGCGCCGGCTTTAGCCACACAACGCGCTGTCTCATCTCGTTGAATCCCAGGACACCTTTCCATGAAGCGTCCTTACTTAGGAAGAGAACGGCGTTGCCGGGTACCTTCTTCGGGTTTCCGTTCCGGTCTAGCTTCAGCTCTTGCTTCCACGAAGTAGAAGATGATGAGGCAGGTGCGTAGGTTGCGGCGTTCTTGGCTATCTGTCGAAGCTCTGCCTCATCGAGTGGAGGCTTACACTCGGCCTGATTAATTTGGAACAGGCACGCGAAGATGAGGTTCTCCGGGTGACCGCGTCGGCGCATCGAGCTTCCCTCTCGGAAGAGATAGTCGTTGCGAGCACCCTGGACGACGAAGTCTGGCTTGTTGCCTTTGCTGGGACTCGGTTGCGACTGAGCCCTGTCGATTAAGTCTGTAAGCCAATCGGGTGCGTAGATGAGCGATCCACCAGCGCCGACGTCCTGTGTGTACACAGAGCCGTTTGCGTGAGTACTACCGGCTGCTACGACGTATCCACCGTCGCCCCGGATGTCCAAACCGGGTCCGATACGTGACGCACTGTTCCTGATTTCGCCGTCGATCCTGAAGTAGATGTGCAGACCGCTCCCGGTGATAACACGCGGGTGGTCGTCACTAAGCTCGCCATGGTGAGACTCTAGGTCCTTGAGTGTTTCTTCGCCGTCGTGATCATGATCGATGTCGAGTACGAACAACCCGTCGCCCGTAGCAACCCCGATGTTCGCACTGGGCCATCGACCCCACCACGTCTTGATCTGATCTGCATCCGAAGTCGCACCCTTGAGCCCACCGGAGATACGCGGATGCTTGCCGACGCTGCCGCACTTGGCCCCGTCGCGACATGAGCACTTGTCGAGCCCGACCGGCTCGTAGAGAGGGAAGACCTTGAACCCCCTCGATGCAAATTTCAGCGCATGGCCTAGAAGTGTAGAGTTGTCACCCGCAGTAGTAGTAGACACCTGCATTAGTCGTCCAGATAGCGCAACCGTCCTATAATGTTTTTACAGATCATCGCACGCTGCTCGACAAGCTCTTTGCCTATCAACTCACACCAACCCTTTTCGGTCAGGTGGAGCGTGCGACTCTTACCGGCAGACCAATCAACCAAGTCTTTTGACTTGAGGGTATTGAGTGGGCCGACCACAGCGTTGCTGCTTTTCACATGCAGCGCTGCGCACATCTCTCTCGTCGTGGGTGCATAGCCAAGCTTCTTAGTAAGTACGGCTGCTACCCAGAGCACCCTCCTATTTGAGTCGCTTA